CAGATGAGATAATTAAGAAGTAATCAAATATTAATTAATAAAGAAAAGATCCTAATAGGATCTTTTTCTGTTTTCGTTTATATTTACTAGATCATTGATAATAGTTGTGTTAAATTCACTAGTTATTTCGTAGTGACTAATGCGTAGTGGATGTGTAGGTATAATTGATGAGCTTGGCGAC